TAAGATCAATTGGTACTATTAAATATTTCGCAAGTGGTTATGTCCATCTCCCTAGGAATGCTCCATGGTTATTAGACTATAAAGGTGAGTTTCGTAAGTTTACACCCTTAATGACTCACAAGCATGACGATCAAATTGATCCTACGATAGATGCGGTTGAAGATTTAATTGTATTTGAAGATATGGTATATAATAATAATGCTTTGAAATAATGGCCGGTTAATTAATAAGGAAATAAATTATGAGCGACTTACAAAATGGTAAACCGTTCCCAGCCCAATATATTGATAACGGTCATGGGACAGCTTTGCGCAAAGGTCTTGCATTTATATTTGATGCGACTATTACTGGTTTAGCAAGCGGGGCGATTGTTCTTGTTCGTTTTATAACGGGCGATGCTGCTATTATATTTGAAAGCGGAGACATCACTATAAATCAAGAAGAAGTTCTATTTGAAATCTATGAAGACACTACGTTTACGGCTCCCGGAACTGAAGATGCTAATTTTATTAGAAAAATGAATCGTATTTCTATTATTAATACTGAGATTATAACTTATAGTACTCCGGTCGTAGACACGATAGGGGAAATAGTTGTTCATCAAATTGCTACTGGTACTGCTGGTCAAAATGTAAATCAACCTGGATTTGGAGGCGGTGTTCAAGATGCAAGTTTTGTATTGAAACCAAATACAGAACATCTTTTTAAAGTTACAAACAATTCTGCATTAGCAGTTGATATAGAAGCTCATTATCATTATCATGAAGCTCCTGCTAAAGAATATAGCTAATGCCTGTTCAGCGATGTAGTTCTAAAGGTAAGCAAGGTCATAAATGGGGTAAAGAAGGATTCTGCTATACCGGAATTAATTCCAAAGAACTCGCATTGCGACAAGGTCGTGCGATAGAAGTATCTAAAACAAAACGAGATAAATATTATAGCGATTTAACAAAAGGCGATAAAGATGGTTGATAAAGCTGAAATATTAACAGATGAAGAAATGGCAGACGGTCTTGAAAACCTTATTGCTCAACTAGGGACTTCTAAAGATAAACGTAATGCTTCACGATTTGTAAATACTAAGCGTTTATCTTTAGAAGGTAATCATGAAGAACTAAACGCGTTATACAGAACTGATTGGTTAGCTGGTAAAGTAGTTGATATTATCCCTAATGATATGACTCGCGAATGGCGGAGTTTCACTGGTGATATAAAACCCGAAATAGTCGATAAATTAACAGACGAAGAAGATAGATTAGCTTTACCTAGTACATTTAATGAAGCTCATAAATGGGCTAGATTATATGGAACGTCTCTTATTGTTATGTCTATTGATGATGGGGGGTTACCCGAAAAACCTTTAAATATAAATAGTATCAAAAAAGGCGGTCTCCAACATATAAAAGCCATAGACCGACGTAGATTCTCACATAGCAAAGTTCAACCGATAGCTGACCCATTAGATAAGAATTATGGTTTACCTGAATTTTATAGATTCGTTGATTCTAATGTTAGAATACATCACTCTCGCGTTATTCGTTTTGATGGTGTTAAATTACCTTTTGATGAGTTTCGTAATAATAATTATTGTTCTGATTCGGTATTAGATAGACTGTATGAAGCTTTAACTAATTTGAGCACAGTGACCCATAGTGCAGCAAGTATGGTTTATGAAAGTAATGTAGACATAATGAAAGTTAAGGGTTTGATGGGTTATCTAACTACAGCAACCGGTGAAAATTTATTACGCAAGAGATTCGCATTAGCCGGTATGCTTAAAAGTTTTAACAATATGTTGTTATTGGATACTGAAGAAGAGTGGAATTCTAAAACTAATAGTTTTGCAGGTTTACCGGATTTAATAGATCGTTATGCTCAAGTTATCACAGCTGCATCTGATGTCCCTGCTACACGTTTACTTGGAAGTTCTGCTAGTGGTATAAATGCTACGGGTGAAGGTGATCTTAAAAATTACTATGAAAAGATACGATCTGATCAAGTTAGAGAATATAAACCTAAACTTGATTATCTAAATTTGATTATTGCTAAAAGCTTAGGTATAGGGGATGATGTTGATTTAACTTATAAATTTAATTCCTTATTCCAAATGACACCTAAAGAAACAGCCGATTTACAATTTACAAACGCTCAACGTGATGCGATATATTTGGATCGTGATATTGTTAATGAGGTAACTGTTCTTAAGGAATTAAAACAAGAAGGTACATATACTAATATTACTGACGAAGATATTGAAGAACTAGAGGGTTTAGAGGATTTAGACGATGAGACTGATACCGATACCGATAACAGCGAGAACGAAGAAAACGAAGAAGGTTCGTCCGGTAAAGACCCCGAAGAGACCTGAAGTAATATACCGTAAACAATTAAACTTTTTAATAAACAAATTAAAAACGGATATCAGTACTACGATTATCCCTTTATTAAAACAGTACGAATCTGAATATATAAATGACGCTTATGCTGAAACATTAGAAAAAGCTTTTGGGAATTTAAGAAAAGGTTATATCGGTATTGACAAACAAGCGAAGATGGTTGCTTCATCTTTTGTTGAAAATTCTAACAATACCAATAAGCGAAGATTCTATGCAGCTATGGAAGAAGCGGTTGGTGTTAATCTTGAAACCATAATTCAAAGCGAAGGTCTTGATGATATACTAATAGCTACCACTCAAGAAAACGTTTCATTAATACGTTCTATACCTGAGGAATATCTTAAAAAGATAGAAACGATTGTTTATAGTAATACGACTCAAGGTAGTAGAGCGAGTTCTATGATTAAACAAATTCAAAAAGTAAATAAGGTTACGACAAAACGTGCAAAGCTTATAGCACGAGATCAAACATCTAAATTAAATTCAGCACTTAATCAGCAACGTCAACAAAATTTGGGTGTTGAAGAATATATCTGGAGAACTTCAGGAGATGGCGATAGAGTTCGCCCCACCCATCGTTCTAAGAATGGTAAAGTTTTTAGATGGGATACCCCACCCAAAGATACAGGTCATCCCGGACAAGACATTCAATGTCGTTGTGTAGCTGTTCCGATTATTAATTTATAAAAACTATATTTATAGATAATTTTGTATTATATTTTGTTAAAACACATAAGGAGTGATTTATGAATTTAAAAACACATACAGCCTATCCTCAAATCAAGATTTACGAAGGATATTCTTTTGATGCAAAACTAATTGATGCTAAGGGTAAAGTCGTATTTTACGCTGAAGGTCAAGGTGAGTCGAAAGAAGACGCTACCTTGTTAGCTCTTGAAGCCCTTGAACCTGAAAAAAGTAAATACCTTATTAGGGAGAAAGTATAATGTCGTTAGGATTTAATGTTCTTTTAAGAAATGCACGAGCTGATCAAATTACAGTAGCACGTGACGCCGGAGCCGCTGCTGGTAGTTTTCGTATTTATAATGGTACTCGTCCAGCTACAGGTGGTGCGGTTACGACATTACTAGCTGAGTTAACCTTAAGTGATCCTTCTGCTCCTGCTGCTGCTTCAGGTGTTCTTACGGCTAACGCTATCGCTGATGATACCTCTGCTGATAATACTGGGACAGCTACTTGGTATCGTGAGGTCGATAGCAATGGTGTTCATGTTATGGATGGTGATGTCGGTTTATCAGGTTCAGATTTGAATCTTAACGACGTGAATCTTGTTACTGGCGTTAATGTTTCTGTAACAAGTAATGTTATTACTGAAGGTAATCCGTAATTATATTGTAAATATTTGAAGGGAAGATTATTTATAATGCAATGTAGGAGTAGTCAATGTCTGTATTTATAAACCGAAACACGAAACAATTAATCATACGAGGTAATACACCTGATTTTGTTGCTAATCCGGATTGGATAGTATTACAACCCGATGATATTGCGATCTTCGAGGTGTACCCCGATAAATATTGGGATATCGACGGCGATATTGTTTCATTAATGGGTATCTCCGAAAGAAATGCCGTTGATGCGGCAGAATTAGAAAGCGAAAAGGAATTATTATCTAGTAATTTAGATAGAGTATTACGAGCCGTTGTTATTGCATTAAACAAAGGAACCTTTGTTCCTGGGAGTTCGTACA